TTTTAAGAGGGTAAAGAGGCACAGAGCAATAACGAAAGTTAGAGCACTGGCAGGTCAATTAGTTGTGACCACAACATGTTGTGGGATCAAGAGTTGGCTAGTCAGGGTCGCCCCCAGCAAGCTCAAATTCCCTCTGGGTTTCAAGGTAAAGGATAACATCCTTTAACTTGTCACTCAGAATAGTCCGGCATTTCATGCCTTTGGAGTATCCTGACACAGAGATAACCTTAGATATATCAGCGGGTATAAATGTGAAGTTTTTCACACTTACTTTGCACCGATAGTATCTTTCGGTCTCCTCTGTAGGATCGGATGATGCTTTGTACTCAAGCTCACTTAATCCTTTCGCACAATTGTGCAGAATTGAGATTAGTGGGTGATATACATCGTATGTATCCCGGAATGTTCTATAAAAGGGCCTTTGGGCAAGTTTATTGTATGTCTTCACTTGCTTTACTATGTTCTCATGGATTAACTCCATGGTAACATGTATGTATAGTTGAAGTATATATTCGCGTAAGAAGTCGTTAGACCTATTACAGCCGAAATTAAACTCATCCTCAGGTATCCATTTTAAGATCTTCCACTTCAAATCATGATCCCACCCATCTTTATAGCAATCTATCCTATGGTAAAATTTATTAACCAAATTGGTCATATAAATCTTTTTCCGTTTAGGATAACCGCTAAATAGGTGGGAGCACAGCAACTCTCGTGCTGTGGAATGCTCGAAAGACCAACCTCTATTTTCACATTGATCAATGAATCCGACGATATCCCAATATTGGGTGTTCGCGTGCTTCAATTGACCAATGGGTAAAGGTGTATAGTCTACTCCGTTAACATAAAACCTCTTAGCAAATTCAAAGGAGTCTTTCGACTCTAATGTTTTGAAAGGAGATATTTTCATGCCTAACAGTTCAACTATACGCTTATAGAGATTCGCCGCCTGACTTCCAGAAATTACAAGGTCATCACCTAATAACATATACTTTCCTTTTTTATTTCCAAAGGACGTGTATACTATAAGGTGGTGGGTTAATGCCATTAATGGCCAAGAACTGTAAGCCCCCATTGGTTGTCCCACCGCATAGTTGATGTTTCCATCAACAGTGCTAAATGGGTAACCAATTAAGAGGTTGAAGTACTTATCCGCTAATCCTTTTGATCCAAGCAGCTTTGATAAAAGCCTTCGTTGTAATTTTGAAGGCAT